AACTTATCAGATGTATCTTAATCTTTCAAATGCACAAGACACCTCAGTATTAACTGCTTGGAACGATACAGCACCAACATCTAGTGTTATAAGTTTAGCACCTACTGGATATGGAAGTAACAATGCAAGTGCAACTTATTTAATATATGCTTGGCACGGAGTTGAAGGCTTTAGTAAATTTGGAAAATATACAGGAAACGGCAGCTCAGATGGTTCGTTTATTTACACAGGATTTCGACCAGCTTGGTTAATGATTAAGTGTACTTCACATGGAAATAATTGGATTATGTGGGATAATAAAAGAAGTGTAATTAACCCTTGTGATAATGTTCTTTATCCAGATTTAACTCAAGCTGAAACAACATCTGGAAATGATTTAGATTTTTTATCTAATGGTTTTAAGTGTCGTGGAACTAACTCAAATTATAATGGTTCATCAAGAACATATATCTATATGGCTTTTGCATCTCACAGCTTTGTTGGAGATGGTACTAATCCAGTAACAGCTAGATAAATATGAATAAATATGGTATATAAATAAAAGGAGATAAAAAATGTGGGCAATAGTTAAAAATAATCAATTAATAGAAATAAGTAATGGCAATAAACCTATTACAGTAGGAGATGTTGTTCATCCAAAAGATATATTTAAACATTGGACTAAATCACAATTAAAAGATATTGGTGTATATGAGTTTATATCTGGATCAACACCAGATGATAAGTTTGAAACTGCAACAACTACATCTTATAAAATAGATGATTCTAAAGGTACAGTTACAGAAACTATTAATAAAAAAGATAAAGCAATAGCCGATACTTTATATACTTCTCAAAACAAAACTGATGGTGTTATTCCAGAAGGTAAAGATGTAGGAGATGTAGCAAGTAAAGGATTAAAAACTATATATACAGAACAAATACAAAAACAAGCATCTAGTTTATTAGCACCTACAGATTGGATGGTAGTAAGAAAAGCGGAAGATTCTAGTAAATCTATACCAAGTGCAGTTACAACGTATAGAGCATCAGTGAGAACAGAAGCTGATAAAATAGTACAAGCAATAAGTGATTGCGATACTCTTGACAAATTAAAAGCATTGTTTGTTACAGAATATAATGAAGATGGATCAGTTAAGACTAAAGCTACAATGGACATATTACCAGATGATGAAGATATTGAGGGTTATAAAAGATGATGATTACTAAAAATCTTATTCAATTTGGTAATTTTTTAATTAAGATACCTAAAACTATGAAGGGTGTATGGGATAAATCTGAAAACAGATGGGGTTACAAAAAAAATGGCTACTAGAACTATCCATGATGTAGCCGCTGAAATGGAAGCACATGAAAGAGAATGTGCTGTGTATAGAGATATGACAAAAATGCAATTAGAAAAATTAGAAGGTAGAATAAAAAGACTTGAGATGTTAATTATGGCATCTACAATATCTACAGCATCTTTAATATTAGTAATTGTAATGAAAACAATATGAGAAAAGAACATAAAAGTAAAACAGGTGGATTAACAGCAGCAGGTAGAAAATATTTTAAAAGAAAAGAAGGTGCTAATTTAAAACCTCCTGTTAAAAAAGGAACTAATCCTAGACGAGTTAGTTTTGCCGCAAGATTTGCAGGCATGAAAGGACCTATGAAAGATAGTAAAGGTCGACCTACTCGTAAAGCATTAGCATTAAAAAAATGGGGATTTGGTAGTGTTTCATCTGCAAGAAAATTTGCACAAAATAATAAGAAAGCATAATGTATTATGTTAATAGATCCATTAACTGCATTTGCTGCAACTAAATCTGCAATATCTTTAATACAACAAGGTATAAAAGTAGGTAAAGATTTAACTGATCTTGCTAGTCCTATTATGAAATGGGCAGATGCAGAAGCTCATATAGATACACACTCTAGCAATAAAGGTAAAAGTATGTTTGGTAAGTTTAGTAATATTGAAAAAAATGCTATAGCTGCTCATTTACGAAAAATGGAAATAGAAAAAATGAGAAAAGAATTAAGAGAAATATTTTTATTATATGCACCAGATGGGTTAGTTCAGTGGGAATCATTACAAAAAGAAATAGCCAGACAAAGAAAGATACATAAAGATGCTATTAAAAAGCAAATAGAAGCTCGTAGGCAGCGATTAAATACTATAATGTGGATTATTGCCATTGTGGGTGGTATTGGCTTTCTAGCTTTAGAATTTTATGTTTTATTATACTAATTTTTTAGTCCACCTACCTCTAGTATTTAACATCATAGGTAATAATCTTGGAACTCCATCTATAATCATACCACAACCTACAATAAATCGTGTTTTAAAGTTTTTAGCATAACCAAATGCCATACTTTTTTGATTTATTAAGCAACCTACATTCATAGCAAAGTACAAATTATCTGGATTTGCCCACCATTGTATAAGAAATTTAGTATGATAATGCCCTTGTACTGCTGACATACCCATAGTTTGTGATACTTTAAGGACATCTGTTGCTCTACCATGTGTAAAAAAACATTTTTGTTTATTAGACATTTCTAGTGTAAGATCATCTGTCCATTCCCATTTTTTTGTGCCAAGAAAATCACCATAACTTTTAAGAAATTCTTTGCTCATTCCATATTTCAATGCTCTGCGATAGACCATACTAGAGTGATTACTTTCTACTTCAATCATATTAGGGAATACAGATTCTAATTCTTTAATATATTCTTTTGCAAGTCGTAATTCATCGCCTGCTGATGGTAAGTCTGGGTTATGAGAGTGCATACTAATTGCATGAAAGTCTAGTAGATCACCAATGTTAACAATAAAGTCTGGTTTGTATTGTTTTTTAATTTCTTTAAGAAATGCAAAACTATCTTTATGATGATAGGGTATATGCATATCACTAATAACTAGTATTTTTTTATACATTTTATTTACCTAAGTTATCCACAGGTATAAAAGTACCATATTTTAGGGATTATGCAAGACTTTGCATGATTTCAGCTAGGTGTTCTGCTCTGTTTTTAGTTTGTTTTGCCCATTTAGAATCTAACATTTGTGCAGATGCTTCGGCATAATCTTGATTTTCTAATGCTGCCCACATTTTTTTAAACTTACTTACTCCACCCATACCTAATTGAAAAATCATTTCAACTATAATTTCGGCTGCTTTGTTTTTAATGATAGTGTTTCCAATTAATTTTTCTGCTTGGTTTACAGCTTCATTAAAATCACCCTCAAAAACATCATTAAGGTATTGTATATCATAAGTCTTTCCATCAATCCATTCTTCATCATCTGTGCATAAGTGTCCATATCCTATGGTTCTTTTGCCTAATGTATCTTTGTACACAGTATCACAGAACCCTTCATGGGTTTTGATTCTTTCTTTAAGTTGTTCTAAATTGTCAAACATTATTTTTTTATTTTAGCTATGCTTTTTAGCCCAAATGATCCTGCAATCGAAGCTAAAATTCCGTATGATATCCAATCTGGACAATCATTTTTAAGAAATAAAAAACCTTGTTGCATATAAGGTTGTAAAGAAGGAACAAAACTAGCAAATATTATACCTATAAATGTTAGTGTCCATGCTTCGTCTTTCCATGAATTATCAGATGCTGACATAGCTTTATCTTCCCATGTACCATCTGCCTCTATTTGTTTTTTTGTTGCTTGAAGTTTAGTAAGTTCTACTTGGGTTTTTAATTTTGCTTTTTCTTGCTTACCCTTGATGTATGTTCCAACTAAATTAGCAACAGGTGCTATTAATGCTTGAAACATCTACCAAACATTCAAAAGAATTATTATTAGTAATGCAAGAACTACCCATTCATACATAGTCAATGCTAGGTTTTCCCATTGTTCTTTTATTTTATCCCACATAACAACAATGTTAGGGGGATTTATAGATTATGCAAGTGTATTTAAGTTAACTAAAATAAGGTGTCATTGAAGTGTTTACACCATTTATTTACTCTGCAATAGTTGGCACATCTTATATCTTCACCTGCTCTATGCACTATTAAACAACCTTTACCTTCTTGCATATTCTTTTCAGTAAGATATTGTTTTGCTTTTTCTAGTGTAGGTAATACCCTTAATGCAGATTTTCTACCATCTTTCATAACTGCAAAGCTATCTTCTTTTCTCCATCTTTCTTTAGGTGTACATATATCTGGTTCTGTTATTTCTGATTGTTGGTGTAGTTTTATTCTTTCCTTAATAAAATGCTCTTGTTCTTCTTCTGACCATAACCTAATAGGTATTTTGACCACTTGTGCTTGAGGGTAGTTATCTGATTTACTAGCTTGTAGTTTAGACCAATCTCTTAATATAGCTATGATGTATAATTTATTTATATTTATGTTGACTTTATCTGGATTCTTTCTAACTAAAAAATCTAATATATTTAATTGTTCTTCCCATTCATCTTTACCATTTTGCAGGGCATCTAAAGCTGACCAAGCTGAAGTAACTTTAAAATCTATTAGTTCCCCATCACTTGTTATATAATCAAATTGACCAGATATTGTCCAATTATTAGTAGTGGCTATATCTTTATAAAATAATCTTATTTCTGATAAATCGTTTTCTGTTTCTGCCCTCTCTATTATATGATGTACTGACTGTCCAATCAAAGACCATATTCTATCTGATACATCTTCTTCTATTTCACTTTGATGTTTTATTTCTAAGTGTCTAATTAAAGGGGGTGCTATTAAACGTGTAGTGGATATATCTGATCCAGAGGGGTCATAAGGATCATTCTCTACTGCACGTTTAATAGCTAGGGGAAGGTTCATTTTATTAGTTAAATTCATTATTATATATCCTTTTATCTATCTTAAAGTTTTTTATTCTAGTGCATTTAATTGCAACTATATCTATTGAACTGTTATCAAATTGTTTTTTTATATCATAAAACAAACCATCATTGCATTTGGATTGTAATGGCATAGCATATTTAACCCAAAGTTTATTTTGATATTCAAACCATACTGTTACTATAAATATTTTAAACATCTAAAAACTTATAATACTTTCTATATTCTTCTGGAACAAATATATCTCTACCTTTATGGTCTTTAATAACTGTTCCTTTTAGGTCAATTAAATATCCATCTTTGTTATAGAACTCTATCATTCCGTCATTAAAATGGTACTGTGTCATCTGGATCTATATCACTTTCACCATGTTCTTTTGCATCACTTTGATCTTGTCCTTCAAGTTCCTTAGATTGTAGTATCATATTTCTAATACCTTCTCTTAGTTGATTGAATATAGTTAGATCACCCTTTTGATATTGGTCAATACTAAATATTAATGATTTATTGTGCTGAATACCAACTTCATCTTTTGTAGGCAATACTGTAGCTACTTTAGGTTTACCATTATTGCCCTCTATAACATTAAGCTGACATACTTTGCCAACAAGATTGCTTATATCAAAACCTTTTTTTTCATCTTCTGTAAAAGGTCTACCTCTCCAAGACGTTAGGTCTTTAGATAGGTTAGCTTTTTCATACAAACTATTATTGTAGAAATTACTAATCTCAAAAGGTTCTTCACTATCTTTGTTATGGACTTCCCAAGTTATCATAACTTTTCTTTTCCAAGACACTTGACCTTGATATTCATTTCTTTGTGTACCTAAATCTATAACCCTAATGCATCTTGCATTATGAACCCCTGTTGATAGTTGAGGGTACTTAGATTGTTGGCTATCATCTTTTACTATTAAGCTCATTATTTTCCCTTTGTTGTAATTATCTAATTAATATAAGTTAATATAAATAATATGTCAACAACATATTGACAAAAGTTAATAAAATTATAATATATGTAGTATGAGTTACGAATTAGCTATAGAAAGAAAACAAGAAATCATTACTAAATATGGTGGTGGTAAAAATTTATCTAGGATATTAAAAATATCTCACCCTGCTGTTTCTAAGTGGGAAGTGATCCCAGAATTAAGAGCATTTCAAATCTCTAAATTAGGTGATTACACAGTAGATTATATTAGACCAGATTTAAGTTCTTAGCAAACCCACAGTACATAAGGATTGCAGGTGTATAGCATTGCTATAGCATTGCCATAGCATAGCTTTAACACAAGTATAGCACCATGCTATAGTTTTGCTAATGGCAAAAGCATCCCCTTCATCTTCATCTTCACCTTCATCTTCAACTACACCTTCACTACAAGATATAACAGTAGTAGCAACTAATTTAAAAAAAATTGTTGACAATATATTTTGGTTAACCTAAATTAACAACTATGAGAAAAACAATTAGTCAAGAACAATCTCCTGCATTTCAATTTTATGCAAGTGATTGGATTAGTAATCCTAACAGATTAAGGTTATCGTTAGAGGAACAAGGTGCTTATGTATTATTATATTGCTATTGTTGGCAAGGGTTTGAGATAGAATATGATGAAGAAGTATTGAGTAGAATGTGTAATTGTAGGATAGATAAACTAAAAACAATTATGCCAAACATAATACATTTATTTAAGCAGATAGAAAAGAATGGTAGAATATATCTACAGTGCATACAAGCTGAAGAAGAAAGAAAAGAACAAGAACTTAATAGAGTGAAGAGAAGTAAAGCAGGTAAACTTGGAGCAAAAATAAGATGGAAGAACCTAAAATGACATTAATATTAATTACAATATATTTATTAATAGGAATTATTTGGTATTGGTATGAGCAGTAGAAAAAGAAAACCAACAGATAAAATACTTGGGTGGTCAATAAAGGTTTACTTTAGCACAGGTAAAGTTGAAGAACTTAATTTATGTCCAGAAGAAACTGCAAAGATGATTGATAGTTATATTAAAGAAACAATTAATAGGAAGTATTTCTAATGCAGTACAAAGATTTTTTATTTCCTTTTGGAGAACACCATAGTTTTCAAACTTTTTGTGATAAAGGTAAAAATAAAAAAATAATAAAGCAGTTGCATGGTACAATAGATCAACACATTCAAGAACTTACTGCACTAAATAAAAAGGGTGCAGGTGTTTACTTTACAGTAAATCAAACTGACTTATTTGGTAGAACAACAAAGAACATTACTAAAGTAAGGGCAGTATTCTGTGATTTTGATGGTACACCTATGCCAGATAATTTTAATATACCACCACATTTTATTATAAATACTAGTCCTAATAAGTTTCATACCTATTGGCTAGTAGAAGATATGCCATTAGAAAGTTTTACACTTTATCAACAAGCATTAGCAAGTAAGTTTGGTTCAGATAGAGCAGTAAAAGATTTACCAAGAATAATGAGGGTTGCAGGTTTTTGGCACAATAAAAAGAAACCATACCCTGTCAAGATAGTTAAGCAAAATATTATGACACCATACACAATGGAAGATATTAGAGATGGACTAGGACTAGAAAGACCAAAGAAAAAAATAATTAAATATAACCCTACTAATTTAGTAAGGAATAAAGACTTTCAAGTTAAGGGTGTTGGTTTAGGTGGTAGGCATGAATATCTTGTAAAGATGTTAGTAGCTATGAGAATGAGAGGGGAGAGTTATGAATATGCAAAAGATCAAGTATTGACATTTGCTAACAGATGCAACCCCCCAGAAAGTTATAGTGAAGTTATGTTTCAACTAAATGATATATGGAATAGATATGGAACTTAGAGAGTATCAAGAGTTTGCAATAGAAAATGTCAAGCAAGAATTTGCTAAAGGTAACAAAAGAGTTTTATTAGTTGCACCAACAGGTAGTGGTAAAACAGTTATTGCTAGTAGAATGATTGAGAAAACTGAACAGAAAAGAAAAGCTAGTTTATTTGTTGCACATAGAAGAGAACTAGTGAAACAATGCTCAACAAAGCTACATCAGTTTGGTATAAATGCAGGTGTAATTATGGCAGGCATTACTAATGCATGGCACTTTGATACACAAATTGCAAGCATACAAACTTTTATATCAAGAAAAGATGATGATGATTTTAATAAACCAAAAGCTGATTTACTAATTATAGATGAAGCACATAGGTCAACAAGTAAATCATTTAGAAGACTATTAGATGAATATCCAGATGCTTATGTTGTTGGTTTAACTGCAACCCCATTAAGAAATGATGCAAGTGGTTTGGGTGATATATATGATACACTAGTAGAAGTTAGTGATATAAAAACATTAACAAGTCAAGGTTTTTTAGTTCCTTGCAAAGTATATGCACCTACAATACCAGATTTAAAAGGTGTTGCCACAGTAAGGGGTGATTATGATGCAAGAGAATTAGATAAGAGAATGAATAAAGTCAAATTAGTTGGTGATTTAGTAGAGCATTGGATTAAGTTTGCACTTGATAGACCAACAGTAGTATTTGCTAGTAGTATTGCTCACAGTAAATATATATGCAAAATATTTAATCAGAATGGTATACCAAGTGGACACATAGATAGTGAGATGCCAGATATAGAAAGAGAAAGACAACTAAAGATGATGCAACAAGATAAGATAAGAGTCTTGTGTAATTGCCAGATACTTACAGAAGGTTGGGATATGCCCAAGATATCTTGTGTAGTATTAGCTAGACCGACTAAAAGTGTAGGGTTATACTTACAAATGGTGGGTAGAAGTCTAAGACCATTTAAAGATAAGAAAGATACAATGATTATAGATCACTCTGGAGCAGTATATCAAAATGGTTTTCCAGATGAAAAGAGAGAATGGAAACTAGAGTATAGTAAAGAAGATAAAAAGAAACTAAAAGAACCAAAAGAAATAATTAAGCAACCATTCACTTGTGTAAATTGTGATTTTGTTTACAAACCTACAAAAGAAAACCCAGAATGTCCTAATTGTAGTTTTGTTCCAACAAGGAAAGAAGTGCAATTATTAATTAAACAAGGTAGATTACAAGAAGTAAAGAAACCAAAAGAGAATATTAAAACAGAGGATAAGAAAAGTTTTTATGCCCAACTATTGTTTATTGGCAGACAAAAAGGGTATAAAGAAGGGTGGAGTAGTTATGTATTTAGAGAAAAATTTCATCACTTTCCTCATTCTAAAATGGTTTTACCAAAACCACCGACACCAGAAGTTATAAACTTTCTGAAACATTTACAAATAAAAAAAGCAAAGGGATTAAGATTATGAGTGAACAAGAATTAGAAAAAAGAATGGAAGAAATTAGACAGATTGGTGATTCATATGCTTCAGCTAAAGCTAACCTAAACTATCTGGAACATTATAGAAAGATAAGGTTAGCACAAATGATGAAAGAAAAAATGTCTACTTGTGCCAATATGTCAGTTGCAAAAGCTGATTTAGAATCAAGAGCAGAAGAAGAATATATTAAACTTTGTAAGGACCTAAAAAATGCAGTAGAACAAGAATCAAAACTTGCTTGGTCCAAAAAAATGGTAGAGTTAAAATTTGAGTTTTGGAAAACTAATCAAATATCGGCTATGAGTGAACGAAAAAAATATGGGTAAAAAGAAACCAACACTCAAAGAACAAAAACACATGGAAAGAGTTGCAAGTATTGGTTGCATAGCTTGTAGAAAATTAGGTATCTATGATAGTCCTGCTGAAATTCACCACATAAGAAGCAAAACTGGAATGGGAAAAAGGTCAAGTCATTACCTTATTTTACCACTTTGTCCACCTCATCATAGAACAAGTAATGAAAGTTATCATTATTCTCCACAAAAATTTGAAAATCGTTTTGGTAGCCAAATGAAACTGTTACAAGAAGTGTTAGATATTTTAGGTAGTTTGAGTCAAGATTAGTCTTTAAACCAACTCAACCACTCTCTTTGCCCTTTGTTTTTGTGCCATTTTTCCCAATGGTCATACTTTATGCAAACATACCAATCAAAATCATATTTTTGTTTTAATTTGTATATTGCAACATGACAATTATTATACAGGTGATTAAAAACAACTGCTTGTTCTTTAGGTGAGTTTAATAATGCTATAACTATAAATAATGTTTTCATTTGTATATGTTTGGATCATATCCACCTAAATTAAAATTTCTTTCAGGTTCGTTTTTTGTTTTAACTTGTTCTTCACTCAACTGTTTTATGGTTTTTTCCCAGCAAGGCAAACAAACCACCCCAAATTTCATTCCTATTGCATACATACTGTTTTTATCTACATCAAAATAATTTTTACAGGAATCACATTGTAAACTTCTTTGCTTATTCGTTTTTTTCATTTTCTATATAATTTAATATGCTATGTAAATCACTTAATACTTCTTGCATACAATCACATTCAGTATAAGTGTTTTCCCAATACATAACAACTTTTTTTAATTGCAATTCTATTTCATTAATATGATTTGCAGTTTTTGGTAATGGGTCAAAATTATCTATATTATATTTCTTCATCATAATCTTCCATTATTTCATCTATAGTATTGTAACCTAACTTGTACCCCAAGCTAGTGATTTGATTAGCTAGTAAAATCTCACATTTATCTGATTGGTTTGCTAGTGCTTGATTATATTCTTGTATAAGTTTTTTTAATTGTAAATTCATAGGTCTATTGTTTTAAGTTTTTTATCTAAATCTTCTTTTAAGTCATCATCAAGACAATCAAAATAATCCATATAAAATTTATATGCTTTTTTGTATCGTTTTAATTCATTCTCAGTTCTTTTTAATTTTAATTCAATATCTTTCATAGTATCACCATATAAAGTAATATTTGTAATGTTAATACACCTACAAAAAACAATGCTAGTATTTTAATTAAATTCATTCTGTATCACATGGTTTGGTGTTAGTATCATCTGATTCAATAATAGTCCATGATGGATTATTTGGTTGAACATCATATATACATTTATCGTTTCTATATATTTCAATAGGTTTGGCTAATTGTTTTTGTATTTCTGAAAGTTCTTTTGTCATTTCAAATATATCCACATTTTTAATATGCTCAATATCCATGCAATTTAAATCATCTATAATTTTACCTAATCGTTCAATTAACTTTATCATTTTAAACCCCTTATTTTCCTGCTTTGTTTTTATTCATAATAGTTAACTTACATTAATTATTATTACATTGCAAATACTTTTTTTATTTTATGCAAAAAAAAACCCTTACTAATTAGCAAGGGTTCTTTTAGCAAGGATTCTTAATATTATTTTATTTTATTTTTCATTGATATTTTTTCAATATAAAAAACTTGACTCATTGATAAATCATTTTTATCTAATAATCCATATTTACGGCTAAACACAACAACACAACTAGGAAAAGGCGCTGAATTTTTAGCATTACTAAACTTTAATCTACCCTTGATGTATCGTATTTGACCATAAATACAGTAGTCATGCCAATACTTTGTATCAGTTCTAGTTGGTATCAACATCACAACTGTACAACCTTTTAAACTTTCCTCGTATGCTTTTTTTACAAACTCACCAATTTTTGAATAAGGTGGATTGCACCAGATAAAAGGTTCAAAATTATTTTCATCTTTTAACAACATAGACCAATCATAATTTAAACTATTTTGGTCTTTAGTTGTGTAAAATGTGTTTACTTTTGTATTCTCATGAGTGGCACAGATATCATAATCAAATTCAAATTCATTGTTTAATCTATCATATAAATGCTGTGGCGTTTCCCATTCATCAGAATTTTTTGAAAATAAAACTTTATCTATCATTGATATTTCCTTTTTATGAATTGTATTATTATTTTATAACAGTAATAAAAAAAAACAGTTGCACTTATTATATATATAAAAAATACACTAATTAATTGTCTATCTGATAATAGATCAGATTTATACTGCATTAATAAGAAAAGAATAAGTGAGATAATCCCACTTATTCCTATTATAATTGATTGTTTATATAATTTAGTCATTGTTCATCTCACTTTCTTTTTAAAAATTAATTGTGTAAGTTTCTTCCATTAAAATTTCTTCTTCAATATCTTTTAAAAATTCTTCATCATCTTTAAAAGAAAATCTGAATTCAGAATCATATCTAAAAGTTTTTTTACTTACTGAATCATAAACAACAGTGTCCATTGTGCCATCATCTATAATTTGTAAATCAATTATATATTTTTTAGTTAATTTACTCATTGTTTAACTCACTTTCTTTTTAAAAGTTTTCAATTAAAAAGTTTTCTATTGTTTTATAATTTGCTTTATCTTTTAAAAGTTTTATTAATTCTTCATTTTCCAAAGCAATTCCAACATCAATTAAATATTTGCCACATAAAGCATAGAAATCAAATTTAGTCATTATGCCACCTCTAATTTATTGTTTTTAAAATAATCATGCATGACATCATAACCAACTATATAAACATACATATTAACAACTTTTTCAGGTTCTGAAAAGTCTGTGTAAACTTCCCCAAAATTGTCATTTTCATATTCTTTTATCATTTCTATTATATTAAATACTTCATCAGATAACCATAATTTAGCTTGATGTCTTCCTATAATATAATAATCTTCATTAAATGCTTGATGGTGTATATCGCTAAAATCAGTTTCATTTAAATAATCTTTATTATAATGTAACTGTTCTTTAATAAAATCTTCAAAATGTGAATAGATTTCATCATATTTATAATAATTATTTGTCACTACTTACCCCTTTTTTTATTTATTAATATATTTGCTTATGCAAATGACAAGGGAAATTAATCCCTTGTTTCGTCTAATCTATTTTTTAATTTTATAAGACTCGTCAGATTTGCTGTTTAATCTAATAAATTCTGGTTTTTCAAAGTAAGAATGTTCAACAAATTCATTATTAAACTTTACTTCATAACCTTTATTTTTTAATAGGTTTAATAATTTTGTAGAATCACAATCTTCTTCCAAATAAACACAGGCATTTTCATTATTATAATATGAAAAATTGGAAAATTGATTTTTATCTATTTCTAAACCTTGCAAATCATATTTAGAAATTTTTATATATCCGTGAGATTCATTATCTAAAAATGTTAATATTAATTTATTCATTATTTACCCCTTTATTAAGATTAATATAATTAACATAAGTTAATATTATAATAACTTTAGTTAATGTCAACAATTAATTTTAACTCTATGTTATAATTTATTAATAAATAGGTGAAACTATGCAAAATAAAAGGTTGACAAACAGCGAGGAGCTTTTCATAAACTATATCTTACAAGGGTTAAAAACTCCTGATGCAGTAAGAAAAGCATATCCAGATTGTAAGTACCCTTCACAATATGGATATCAGTTATTAAGAAAGAATTATATAAAAGATCAGATACAACAAAGAAACTTTCAACAATTAGAATCTGGGGTAAGTATTGCAATAAATAAGCTGATTGAATTAGTAAACGATAAGAAAGCACCTAAATCAGTTCAACTATCAGCTAGTTGTCAATTACTAGATAGGAACAATTATAGTGGCACAAGTAAATCTGAGATAGTAAACAAGATAGAAAATCTTAGCGAGGAACAGCTTCAAGTAGAGTTAACAAGCATACTAAATCAGTTAGGTATTAATAAAGACTCTATTACACATTAGATAAATGATAACATATATAATAGTATCAATAACATTATATATATTCTTTTAATCATGAAATAATACCATTCACTCACTCACTCACTCACCTAAGGATAAATTTTGGATATATAGTTATAATGTGGCAAAAAATCCAATAAAATCAATTATTTAGCACCCCAACACCCCAAAATGCCGAAATGTTGCTATATGTATGCTTTATTCCGCACAGCGAAGGGGATATTTAGATATTAACTTTTGTTAACTACTTGTACATAGGTTAACTTTGTGGTACATATGGGTATGGCTGATAAGGCATGGAAGCAAAGAGAACGTAAAGTAGCTGCTTATTTTGGTGGTCAGAGGACTCCCTTGAGTGGTGGTAATGGCAAGATCACAAGGGCAGATGTAATTCATGATAAATTATTTATTGAATGTAAGCTCAGAAAGAAGCATACTGTAATAACATTATGGGATGACACAAATGCTATGGCAAAGAAAGAGGGTAAGACCCCTGTTGTAGCTTTATGTGAAAAGGGTAGGGCAGGGTTTTGGATAATGGTTCATAGTGATGATCTTGATAAGCTATGATAGAATGGATAGCAAGTATAACAGCTATAGGGAGTATTTGGTTATATGGTAATGGGTGGAAATATGCAGGATATTTTGGATTGGTTAGTCAATTTTTTTGGTGGTGGTTTTCATTTATATATGATTTAACATCTATGTATGTATTGTGTTTATTTATGACAGCTACCCATATTCGTAATATTATTAAAATGAAATGAATGATTTAGCGAGAGCATTAGAAATAGCCAAAGAATTGGAATTTCGGAAAAAGACTAATCAGATGGCACAGTATGAGCCATATGAGTATCAAAAGAAATTTCATAATAGTAAAGCTACCCAACGATTATTGATGGCAGGTAACAGGGTAGGTAAATCATTTAGTGGTGCTATGGAAATGGCATATCATTGTACAGGGTTATATCCAGAATGGTGGGAAGGGAGAAAGTTTGATAGACCTGTAAGATGTTGGGTTGGTGGTGTATCTAATGAAACTACTAGAGATGTATGTCAAAAAGAATTAGTAGGACAACCAGATGACCCTAGTGCCAAAGGTACAGGTAGTATTCCTTTAAAACTAATCGGAGAAACAGTAAGAAAACCAGGAGTTCCTAATGCAGTTAATAGTGTAGTCATACGACATAAGAGTGGAGGATATTCTCGGATAGGTTTTAAAGCATATGAGATGGGTAAAGAAAAATGGATGGGTGAGTCATTAGATGTTATTTGGTTAGATGAAGAACCACCACAAGGTATATATTCACAAGCACTAACAAGAACTGCTGATAAAGGGGGTATTGTGTATATGACATTTACACCAGAACAAGGTATGACCGAAACAGTAGCACAGTTTGTAAACAATTTAAAAAAAGGTCAAGACCTTATACAAGCAACTTGGGATGATGCACCTCATATGACTAAAGAAGTAAGAGAACAAATATTATCAGCATTACCACCCCATGAAAGAAAAATGAGGGAAAAAGGAATACCCCAATTAGGGTCTGGATTGGTATTCCCAATTAATGAAGATGATATATTATGTGAGCCATTTGATATACCAGATTATTATCCTAAACTATGTGGTATAGATTTTGGTTGGGATCACCCTACAGCTTGTGCATGGATAGCTTGGGATAGAGATAGTGATATTGTATATATGTATGATGGATATAGTATACGACAAGAAACTGTACCTGTTCATGCATCAGCAATAAAAGCAAGGGGTAAGTGGATTCCTGTTATATATCCTATGGATGGTAGGCAAGCAGATAAAGGTAGTGGTAAAAGTTTAGCTATGCAGTATAGAGATGAAGGTGTTAATTTATTACGAGAACATTTTACCAATCCACCACAAAATGGAATGAAAGAAGGTAGTGGAGGTATAAGTGTAGAAGCAGGGGTAATGGAAATGTTAACAAGATTTCAAACAAAAAGGTTGAAAATATTTTCTAATCAAAGTAAGATACTAGAAGAAATTAGGTTGTATCACAGGAAGAATGGTAAGATAATTCCTATGAATGATGACATAATATCTGCATTGCGATATGCAGTAATGTCATTGCGAAAGGCAAGAACAAGGAATACCGAACCTATGCAGATACAATCTGATTCTAGTTTTAACATTTTTTAAGGAGCATATTATGCCAATGGGTAAAGGAACATACGGAACAAAAGTTGGAAGACCACCAAAGAAAAAGAAAATGATGAAGAAAAAAAAGAAATGAACAAAGCAACAGTACGAAAAGTAATTTCTGGTTTAAAAAAAGCATCTAAATCTCATGCAGCACAAGCTGCTACATTAGAAAAAATGTTGAAAGGAAAAAAATAATGGTAAAAAAATTATCTCCAAAACAAAAAAAAATTGCTAAAATGTCCTCACCTAAAGGTAAAATTACTGGTGCAGATTTTAAAAAAATTAAAAGAACAAAAAAAGGATTATTAAAAAGATCATGAAAGGTACACATAAAACTAAATCTGGTAAGACAGCTAAGAAAGGTCTTTACTATAATATTAACAAAAGAAAGAAAGCTGGAACTTCTAGGACTAAAAAGAAATCAACTATTAGTTCTAAAGCATATGCAAATATGAAAAAAGGTTTTCCTAAAAAAAAGAAAGGATAAGTTATGGGTGGATTTTTTTCAAGACCAAAACGACCTGCTCCTCCTCCTCCTCCTCCTCCTCCAGCTCCTGTTGAAGATCCTAAAAAAAAGGACACAGCAGAGAGAAGAAAAAGGGGTCAAGTTAGAGGAATGGGATATGGTCAAGGAACTACACTTGGTGGTGGTGAAGAAGCATCAACTGCGAGAACTATTCTTGGGCAATGATTGTTGCTAAAACTGATAAAAAATTAGCAAAAGAAGTTTTAGGATTTGTTGCACCAAGAGCACATATTCAAGGAGTAGATACTGATTATACTCATATAGGTTATTATGAAAATGATAAAATAATTGGTGGAGCTATCTTTTCTCACTATGATGGATTTAATATTTGGATGCATTTAGCACTTGATGACCCTAAAGCTATGAGAAGAGGTTTTGCAAAACAAGTATTTGACTATTGCTTTTATACCTGTAAATGTGTTAGAGTAACAGCAATGACAAAACCTAATAACATTAGATGTAGACGATTAATTGAATCAGCAGGATTTAAACAAGAAGGTGTTATTAGAAAAATTATTAAAGAAGGTATGAAATATTATAATGGTGTTTTGTACGGATTGTTAAGAAATGAATGTAAATATTTATAGGAGAGTGTAATGGGTGGAGGAATGAAAACACCAAGTATGCCATCACCACAACCAATGCCAGAAATTGATGATAAGGTGGCAGAGTCAGAAGCAAAGCTAGAAGCTGAAAGACAAAGAATGGTAGCACTTGGAAAACAAGGTTCTTATGGCACATTATTAACATCTGGTGAAGGTGTAAAAGAAGAAGCACAAACAGCACAAACATTATTAGGTGGTGTAAAAAAAACCAATAGAATAACTTAATGGCAAATTTTGATTATATAAAAAAAAGACTTGCACAATTAGAAAGCCATAGAGGAACATGGGAAGAACATTGGCAAGACATTCTTGATTATGTAATGCCACGAAAAGCAGAAGTAGTATCTAAAAGAGAAAAAGGTGAAAAAAGAACAGAAGTATTATTTGATTCTACTGCTATAACTGCAAACAATTTATTAGCTGCAAGTTTACATGGCACATTAACATCTCCATCATTACAATGGTTTCATTTAAAATTAAGAAGTGCTGAACTAAATCAAAACAGAGATGTACAATTATGGTTAGAAAATTCTGCAAAAAGAATGTATGACCTATTTAATGAATCTAATTTTAATACAGAAGTACATGAGTTATATCTTGATTTATGCTCTATAGGTACAGGTGCATTATTTGTAGAAGAAAGTAAGAAAGGATTTAATGAGGGTGGTATTCATTTTAATACATTACACATTAAAGAGTTTTATATTAAAGAAAATAATGATGGCAGAATAGATACAGTTTATCGTAAGTATAATTTAACAGCAAGACAAGCTATACAAGAGTTTGGTGAAAAGAATGTTGGAGAAAAACTTGTAGAAGCAGCTAAAGAAAAACCAGATAAAGAATTTACATTTATTCATGCAGTAGAACCAACTGAAGATTATGAAAGAGCAATGGGTAAGGTAAAAACTAAATTACCTTTTTATTCATGTCATGTATGTATAGAAGATAAGATGACAGTAAGAGAAGGTGGGTATAATGAGTTTCCATACCTTGTACCTAGATGGGCAAAAGCAACAGGTGAGATATATGGCAGATCACCAAGTTATAATGCCTTACCAGATATTAAAACATTAAACAAAGCAGTAGAAATAGGATTAAAAGCATGGGCAAAAGCTATTGATCCACCATTACTTGTAACAGATGATGGTGTAATTGGTAGAGTAAGAATGACACCTGCTGGTATAACTGTTGTAAGAAATGAAGGTAGTGTAAGACCATTACCTATTGGTAGTAATTGGCAGATAACAGATATGAAAGAAAACCAATTACGAACTGCAATACGACAAGCATTTTATTCTGACCAATTACAATTACAACAAGGTCCTCAAATGACAGCTACAGAGGTACAAGTTAGATATGAATTAATGCAAAGATTATTAGGACCAACATTAGGTAGATTCCAAAGTGAGTTTTTAAATCCATTAATTGAAAGAGTATTTGGTATTATGTTAAGAGCAGAAGCATTAATACCTGCACCAGAAATAATACAAGGACAAACAGTAGATGTAGAATATGTAGGACCATTAGCACGATCACAAAGAATGGAAGAATCTATTGCTATTGATAGATTATATGCATTAGCTATGCAAGTAGGACAGATTGACCCAAGTATTATGGATAATATAAACCATGATGTTGCAATAAGGTCCAGGGCAAATTTATTAGGTGTTCCTAAAACTGTATTACGAGGTACAGAAGAAGTTGCAGAAATGAGAGAAATGAGAGCACAACAACAACAACAAGCACAAGAAATGGCTATGCAACAACAACAAGCACAAACTGCATTAACACAAAACCAAGCTGTTAAAGAATTAGGTTCACCAGAAGCACAACAAGGTGCAGAGCAAGTGGAAGAATCGGCAAGGGCACTTGGTCTAGTTGAATAATGGAATTAAAAGAATTACAAAAAATGTATAGAATTACTTTTGACTCTGGAGAAGGGAAAGAAGTATTAGCAGATTTAAAGTCTGCTTACTACCATAGAAGTTCGTTTACCAAAGACCCTTATGAAACAGCATATAAGGAAGGTCAACGAGCTGTCTTAATACGAATAATCAATCTATTAAAGGAGCAAAAAAATGATTGAAGAAACGACCACAACAGAAGGTAACTCTGTAGAACAACCTGTTGAGCAAACAGAAAGTTCTGTATTAGGGTCTACTGTAAGTGATAATCAAGATTGGAAATCAACATTACCAGAAGATTTAAAAAACGATCCTACATTATCAAATTTTAAAGATGTAGAATCATTAGCTAAAACAGTAGTGCATCAACAAAAAGTATTAGGAAATCGCATTCCTATACCAAAAACTGATGAAGAAAAAATGGAAGTCTATAATAAATTAGGCAGACCAGAAGCTGCTGATAAATATGAGGTAAATGTACCAGAAGATTATTCTGCATATTTTACTCAAGACCAGATAAGTCAGTTTAAGAATGTAGCTCATCAAATGGGTTTAAACCAACAACAAGTAGAAGGTCTTGTTAATTATCAAATGGAATCTATAAAGAATCAAGGAGATATGTATGCATCCCAAGTAGATGTACAAAGACAAGAATCTGAAGCTATGCTTAAAAAAGAATGGGGTTATGATTATGATAGCCAAGTTCGTAATGCTAGGAGAGCAATAGATGTTTATGGTGATAATGAAATAAAAGAGCTAATGAATACAGAAGCAGGGAATCATCCTGCAGTTATTAGAATGTTTGCTAGATTAGGTAAAGATATTACTGAAGATATGGCACAAAATACTCAAAATAATAGTTTAGCTACTTCACCATTAGATGCAAAACAAGAAATACAGGACACTTTTAATAACCCAGACCATGCCTATCACAACCCTAGGCATAAAGATCATCAACCTGCTGTAGAAAAAATGCGACAGTTACATGAAAAAGTGTATGGTAATTCTTAAAAAAGTATGATATTATTTTTTATGTATGTATTGCCCTTATGGATAACAGTACATAAAGTCTAACGACTATAAACGAGGTTTCCCTTTATAGGATAAAAACTGCATAAATAATAATATTAATTTTAATAAGGAGAACTCAAATGAGTGTTCAAATTACTACAGCTTTTGTAGAACAATATAAAAGCAACGTATTCCATTTGGCACAACAGAAAGGCTCAAGATTAAGAGATGCAGTTAGAACAGAAACTGTAACAGGTAAATCTCACTTTTTTGAAAGAATTGGTGATACTGCTGCTCTTAAAAGAACATCTAGACATAGCGATACACCTAGAGTTGATACCCCTCACTCTAGACGTAAAGTTACTATGGATGATTATGATTGGGCTGATCTGATTGACCAAGAGGACAAAGTTAGAATGTTAATTTCCCCACAATCCGAGTATGCAATGAGTGGTGCTTGGGCAATGGGTAGAGCAATGGATGATGCAATTATTTCTGCAGCTAGTGGAAATGCTTTCGGTGGTGTATCTGGTGGTACAACTGTAGCATTACCTTCTGGACAGAAAATTGTTCACGGCTCTGCTGGATTAACTCTAGCAAAATTAATTAGTGCAAAAGAAGTATTAGATGCTGCTGATACTGACCCAGACGAACCAAGATATATGGTTGTGTCTGCAAAACAGTTAAGCGACCTTTTAGGTAGCACAACTATTACTTCAGCAGATTTTAATTCTGTTAAAGCACTAGTACAAGGTGAGTTAGATACTTTCTTAGGATTTAACTTTATCAGAAGTGAACGACTAAGCACAGATAGCGATGGAAATCGTTCTGTACTTGGTTTTTGTCAATCTGCAATAGGTCTTGCACTTGGCAGAGATATTGAAACAAGAATCTCTGAAAGAGCTGACAAGAACTATGCAACACAAGTATTTTTATCAATGACAATCGGAGCTACGAGAGTAGAGGACGAAAAAGTTGTAGAAGTTGCTTGTACAGAGTCATAGGGAGGTAAATCATGGCAACAGCTAAATCTGTAGAGATTACAAACTTAGATGCATCTCCTAGAGTCATTTCCGAAGTCGGAAGTGTTCATGGCAAGATGAGAGTATTTGCTGATACTATTGCAGCAGGTACAGGTGATATTGACAATGATGATGTAATTATGATGGCAGAAATCCCATCTAATGCTAAAGTTATGTCAATAAAACTTTACAATGATGACCTTGATTCAAATGGTTCACCAACATTAGCAGCTAATGTAGGTCTATATAATGGAGCTACTAAGTATACTATTGCTGGTACTGAAACAGCAGCAGAAGCAGTTATTGATGAAGATTGTTATGCATCAGCTATAACAACTTTACAAGCAGCTAATACTGCAGGTGTTGAAGTTGCATTTGAAGCAAAGAATGTCAATGCAATAGCTAATCATGCATGGGAAGATGGTGGTCTTACTGAAGACCCTAAAGTCCCATTAAGGATTGCCTTAACAATGTCTAATGTTGCAGCAACAGCAGCAGCAGGTGATATTACTATGGTAGTTACTTATATTACTGATTAGAATAATAGGCTAAACAATTTGGGGGTTTGCAAATGACCCCCTTTTTGTTATATTAGGAGTATCATGGCAACAGAAGTATCAATATGTTCAAATGCTTTAAGGAGGTTGGGTGATAGTCCTATTACCTCATTAACAGAAGATAGTGAAAGAGGAAGATTGTGTAATGCATTTTATGAACCATCAAGAGATGCAATATTAAGATCACATACTTGGAATTTTGCTATTAATAGAGCAAACCTGGCAAAACTATCTACATCCCCAGCATTTGAATATGCAAATCAATTTGCATTACCAACCGACCCATTTTGTTTACGAGTGTTAAAAATGGAGTTTGAAGATTATGAATTTAAAATAGAAAATTTAGCAGGACAAGGTAGAGTATTACTTACAGATGAAGGAGAAGCTAAAATAATTTATATTGCTAGAGTTACTGACCCTAGTTTATTTGATTCTATGTTTGTTGATGTATTAACTGCTAAACTAGCAGTAGATTTGGCATATCCTGTAACAAATAGCACAACACTACAAGCACAAATGCAAAAATTATTTGAAAGAAAATTATCCGAAGCACGAAGTCTTGATAGTACAGAAGGATCAACAGATAGTCTTATATCAACTGTATTTACTGACTTTAGAGCACCCTAATGGCAAGAGTACATCCATTTCAAACAAACTTTACATCTGGAGAAATATCACCTAAATTATTTGGTCAAGTAGATTTTAAAAAATATAATAATGCTGTAGAAACTATGGAGAATATGACAGTATTCCCTCAAGGTGGATCGGAAAGACGATATGGTTCACGATTTGTATGTGAAGTTAAAAATTCAGCAAATACAACAAGGCTTGTTCCTTTTGAATTTAATATTGAACAATCTTATATATTAGAGTTTGGTAATTTATATATAAGATTTTACAAAGATAATGGTCAAATAACAGAAGCTACAAAAACAATTACAGGTATTACTAAAGCAAATCCAGCAGTAGTTACAGCAACATCTCATGGTTACTCTAATGGAGATCATGTATGGATTAATGATGTTGGAGGTATGACAGAAGTAAATTCAAGAAGATATACTGTAGCCAATAAAACTACAAATACCTTTGAATTATCTGGAGTAGATTCTAGTAATTATACAACTTATACTTCTGGCGGTACAGCAGCTAAAGTATATGAAATAGCAACAGAATATACATCTTCACAGTTAGCTGAATTACAATTTGCACAATCAGCAGATGTTATGTACATAGTTCACCCTTCACATGAACCAACAAAATTAACAAGAACAGGGCATACAAATTGGAGTATTACAGATGTAGATTTTGAAAAAGGACCATATTTAGATAAAAATACAACTACTACAACATTAAATCCTTCAGCACATACAGTGGGAACAGGAAGGACAGTTGTAGCTAGTTCAACTACAGGTGTAAATGGAGGAGATGGTTTTCAATCTACAGATGTAGGTAGGTTGTTAAGATTCAGAAGTGGTCATGCAAAAATTACAGCAGTAGCAGATACATTAAATTTTACAATAGAAATATTAGTAGATTTCGGATCAGCTACTGCATCAGATGATTGGCAGTTAGGTGCATATTCTGATACAACAGGATTTCCAAGAGCAGTTAGTTTTTTTGAACAACGATTAATATATGGTGGCAGTACAAGTTATCCTCAAACAATATGGGGTTCACAATCTGGATTATATGATAATTTTGATGAAGGTGATGCAGAAGCAGCAGATGCATTTATATATACTATTGCAGCAAATAAAGTTAATACAATTAGATGGTTAGCTCCATCTAAAGATTTAATAGTAGGTACAGCAGGATCTGAATATAAAGTAGGTAGACCAACAGGTGAGCCATTAAAACCAGATAATATAAATATTGCACAACAAACAACTTATGGTGTATATCCTGCAAGACCAATACAAATTGGTAATGTTGTTTTATTTATACAAAGACAACAAAAAAAAATTAGGGAATTTTATTATAAGTTTGAAGATGATGCATATTCAGCACCAGACATGACTATATTATCAGAACATATTACAGGTGATGGTATTACTGAAGTAGATTTTGCACAAGAGCCAGACTCTGTGTATTGGGCAATACGAAAAGATGGTGTGTTTTTAGGTATGACATATCAAAGAGAAGAAAATGTTGTAGCATGGCACAGACATATGTTTGGTGGTAAAACAGGAACAGCAACAGTTACAGTTACAGATTATGATAATATACCTGTAGGTAGTCGTATTGTATTAACAAAATCAGACGGAACAAAAGTAACATTTACATCAGAAACAGCAGGAAGTTCTTCACCATCAGAAACAAATGGATGGCGACCTAATACAAACAATGACACAACTGCTGATAATATATTTACAGCTATAAATGCTCATGCAGATTTTACAGTAGCAAATCCTGCTTCAAATGTAGTAACTATTACAGAAACAAGTCCACAAGCTACAGGATTTTTAACAGTAGAAACAACCGATTCTACAAGATTAGCAGCAACAAGTGAATCACATTCTAAAGCTAAAAGTGTAGCAAGTATTCCAGAAGGTGGAGAAGATCAAGTATGGGTAATAGTAGAACGAGTTATAAATGGTTCAACAACACAGTATGTAGAGTATCTTGATTCTACTTCTAATATGGATAGTTATTTAACAGGTACAGTAAATTCATCATCTACAAGTGTTACATCTTTAGACCATTTAGAAGGACAGAAAGTACAAATATTAATAGGAGATGCAGTATATCCACCACAAACAGTAACAAGTGGTGCAATAACAGTAAATTTACCAACAGCATTATCTACTAAAACAATAAATGTAGGATTAGGGTATGTAAGTACATTAAAGACATTAAAACCAGAATTTGGTGGTCAAGCAGGTACTTCACAAGGTAGAAAAAAAAGATATAATGAAGTTATGGTAAGATTTCTTAATACAGTAGGTGCAACAATAAATGATGACCAATTACCATTTAGATCATCTGCAACACCTATGGGTCAGAATATACCAGAGTTTACAGGAGATAAACGAGTAACAAATTTAGGATGGGATAGAGATGGGCAGATTACTGTCAAACAAACTCAACCCCTTCCTATGACAATATTAGG